ATAAATGATGATATTCTTTATAATAAGAAATGCTTTGCAGGATTAGACCTTGCCTCCACTCGTGACATTGCGGCCTTAGTGCTTTGTTTCCCTGTGCAAGCTGGACTTGATAAACCACATATTAAGTCGTATTTCTTTTGTCCAGAGGATAACGTAAGGGAAAGATCCTTGTCTGATGGAGTGCCTTATGTACAATGGGCGCAGGATGGAGATATTATCATGACAGATGGCAACGTGACAGACTACGACTTCATAAAAGCTAAAGTTATTGAGTTAACAACAAAATATAAAATAGAGTGTATAGCGTTTGATAGATGGAACGCAAGTCAACTTGTTATTCAGCTCACAAATGATGGTGCTAATATGAAACCATTTGGACAAGGCTTTATTTCAATGTCTGCACCAACAAAAGAAATAGAAAAGATGTTTTTATCTAATGAGATTACTCATGATGGAAATCCAGTAATGGAATGGATGATGACAAATGTAATGTTGCGGTTTGATCCTGCAGGAAACATAAAGATAGATAAAGCGAAGTCAACGGAAAAGGTAGATGGGCCGGTAGCCATGGTTATGGCTTATGCTCAAATAATGGTTGAGGATAGACCAACCATCTACACATCTGGTGAAAGAGAGCAAGGATTGTTAATGCTTTAATGTACCTAATTGAAAAGCTAAAAATGTCAATTATGGAGATTTTAATGAAAAAACATGAGTATGCACAACAAGTCAGGCAAATTAATTGCACCAGTGGATATTTCCACAGATTTTACGAACTTGTGAGCGATTATCCAAGGCATGAGGATGCCTGGCAGAAATTGGAGGAAGAAAGAGGTGAATTAGGACTTGATGAGAAGTATAGCACCTATAATTCATTTAGAAAAGCAAAGAAAATCTATATGGATATTAGGTTTGTTTAACGTGTTACTGTAAGTTGTTGATTTCATACTGATTTTGTTTATTTTTACCGCATGGCTATACTTAACTCCATGCGGTCTTTTTTTTCGTCGAAACGAGGTTCGATAGAAAATCCATCTACACCAATAAACGGTGACACATTAGGTGCATTGTTTCAGCGTGGCAGTGCTGCAGGTGTAGCAGTAGATGAATACTCAATTATAGGTCTTCCTGCTTTTTACAGAGCGACACAAATACTTGGAGGTGTAGTGGCATCTATACCTTTTGATGTCATAGAGAAATTAGATAATGGTGGTACAAGGATCGCAACAGAACATCCTAACTATAAAATAGTCTCCAGAGAGCCATGTGAGTTATATACCTCTCACACATTTTATAAAACAATGGTACTGCACTACCTGGCTCATGGTGCTTTTTACGCTGTCATTAATAGAAATAGTCTAACAAATAGGGTGAATAACCTACACATCCTTAATCCTACAAAAATGGAGATAGGATATAATAGTAGGAATGAACTTATATTTAAGAATAAAGAAACAAACAAAACATACAAGGGAGACAATATACTTTATATTCCAAATCTTGCATGGGATGGTGTTAAGGCTTTGTTAGTGCCAGACGTTCACCGTGACAACTTTGGATTAGCATTAGCTAACAGAAACTACGGTGCTAATTTTTACAAAAATGGTGCGCATTTAAACGGTGTGCTAAAGCATCCAGGCAGATTAACTAACGAAGCATACGATAGATTAAAGAGTAGCTTTAATAGGGCATTTGGTGGAAGTCAAAACGCTGGAGGTACTGCAATCTTAGAGGAAGGGATGGACTTTCAGAAAGTAGGTCTTAATCCAACTGATGCAGCATTCAATGAAACAAAGAAAGCTACTATTTCCGACATAGCAAGAATTACCGGTGTACCAGGTATTTTATTAGAAGATATGGATAAGGCTACGTTTGGCAACATGGAACAGTTGAGCCAAATGTTTGTAAATTATACTATAATGCCATTGTGCGAAACCATAGAGGCAGAATTTAATAGGAAGTTATTTTTTGAGGCAGAGAAATACCAGTATTGCACAAGATTTAATCTTGATGGCTTACTCCGTGGAGATATAGCTGCAAGATCATCTTATTACACTACGATGCGTAATGTACTTGCAATGTCTCCAAACGAAATTAGGATTAAGGAAAACATGAATCCTTATGAAGGTGGAGATTCTTATGAATTGCCTTTAGCATCCAATATTAAAACAGAGCCATCCTCCGAAGGCATTGCACATGAGCAAGGTGAAGAGGTTATTGACATAAACGACGATAATGCCAACATATAACGATTATCCGCAATCAGCAGTACGAGCAGCGAAGAAAGCTCTTAAACACAAAGAGGACAATGGTTCTGATTGTGGCACTCGTGTAGGTTGGTTTCGTGCTTCGCAAATTGCAAATAAAGAAGGCTTAGATTTATCAGAAATTAAAAGAACATTTAGTTTTTTATCTCGTGCGGAGGTTTATAATCAAGGAAAATTTACAGATGAAGATGGTAAAGAAATTTGTGGATCAGTAATGTACGCAGCTTGGGGAGGAGAAACAATGAAAGGATGGGCAGAAAGAAAGATAAATGAATTAAAAGAAGAAAACAGTATATCAATAGATATGGAAAAGAGAAGCATAAATTTTGAACTAAGGGCAAAACCAGAGAGCCGTACCATCTTTGGTACTGCCACAGTGTTTAACTCCTCCTATGACATGGGATGGTATGACGAGGAAATGTCACCAGAGTCATTGAATGAGGCAGATATGAAAGATGTCGTAGCCTTGTTTAACCATGACATGAACATGGTACTGGCAAGGACAAGCAGCGGAACATTAAAGCTAAATGTAACAGGCAATGCGATGGAATATGAATTTGAGGCACCAAATACTACATTAGGCAATGATCTTTTAGAGATGGTTAAACGTGGTGATGTGTATCAAAGTAGTTTTGCCTTTACAGTTGAGACAGAAGACTGGCAAGAAAGAAAAGGAATGAAACCTAAAAGAGTTATACGGTCTATTAAAAAAGTGTATGATGTTTCACCGGTAACTTATCCTGCTAATCCTGACACTATGGTAGCTAAAAGAAGTTATGAGGCTACAAAGGAAATAGACAAAGATTTGCAAACAATAATTGATATATCTGTTAAGTCAGAAATTAATATACAGAATGAACTACGCAGGAATGCCCTGCACTTATTAAATTTAAAAACAAAATAATGAACTCTAAATTGCTAAGAGAAAAGCGGGCTTCCGATTATGCTATAATGGAAGACTTGCAGAAGAGAGCAGCTGGCGAAGGTCGTCTAATGAATGCCGAGGAATTGGCACAATGGGATGCCGCAGATGCTAACTTTAAAAATTATACAGACCAGATTTCTCGTCTTGAAAGATGGAATGAAATCAACTCTGAAGAAAGAGGTGTTAATCCTGTGGAGCAGACGATTAATGCAATGCCAAGAGATGCAAGGGAGATTGTAAAATCACCAGAGTATCACACAGCATTCATGAAAGCTCTTGCAAAGCGTGACTTAACAAGCAACGAGCAATCAATGCTTAGAGAGATGCGTGGCACTGCTACCATCACGACTGCGGAGACTGGATTAGCAGGTGGCTATGTAATCCCCTACCAATTCTCTTACGAGTTGGAAAAGACTATGGCATATTACGGCCCAATGCTTAATGTTAGCCGTATAATCACTACTCCACAGGCAGGTACATTGTACTGGCCAAAGGTAAATGATACAGCTACTGCTGGCTCATGGCATACTGAAGGTGGAGCAGTGACAGTACAGGACATGACTTTCACAAGAGAGACTTTTGGAGCTCACGTTTTAAACACACTTGTAAAAGTTTCTGTTGAATGGGCAAATGACGAGTTTGGTCTTTTAAATACAGAGTTACCAATTATGTTAGGTGAGCGTTTAGGCCGTGGCTTGAACACTGCATTTACAACTGGTGATGGTTCTGGAAAGCCAACTGGATTTAAAGATGCTGCACCTTCCGGTGTTGAATCTGCATCTACCGGTGCCTTTACAGCTGCCAACTTGGTTGAACTTGTTCACTCTGTTGACATTGCTTACAGAAACTCACCATCTGCTGCATTCATGATGCATGACCAGATTTTGAGCGCAGTTAGAAAGTTAAACTTGGACACTAACAACACTACTTTGTTCCAACCATCACTTCGTGAAGGAACACCGGACAGATTGTTAGGATACAACTTCTTTGTAAACAATGATCTTCCATCTGCACAGGCTGCTGATGCTAAGATTATTTACTTCGGAGATTGGAGTAAGTACATCATTCGCCAGGTGGCTAACAATGTGCTTGTGCCATTGCGTGAGAGGTTTATGGATGAGATGGAGCTTGGCTTCTTAATGTATGCAAGATTTGATGGCAAGTTGATTCAGACTGCTGCAATCAAGCACTTGAAGAATCTGTAAATAATAGGGGGATAGTGAAGGGATAGGGAGAAATCTCTATCCCTTATTAAAAACATAGACATGGCTTGGAAAGTAACAACTGCACCTGCTCAAGAAGTTTGGACATTAAATGAAGTAAAAAATTATCTTAAAGTAGATACATCTGCCGATGATACTTTAATTACTACTTTGTTGCAGTCAGCTCGTGAAGTTGCAGAGCGTTACCTTAACCAGGCATTAATCACACAAACT